TTATTTGTACATTTCAGCAACTTGTTTTTGCAATTGAGTATCTTCAAGGTACTCATCGTAACTAATTTGCTTATCGATAGTACCTTTTGGTGTAAGTTCAATAATTCGGTTTGCTACCGTTTGAATAAATTGATGATCATGAGAAGAGAAAATCATAGACCCTTTAAAGCTGATTAATCCATTATTCAATGCCGTAATTGACTCTAAGTCAAGATGGTTAGTCGGTTCGTCAAGCATTAGAACGTTTGAACCGCTTAGCATCATTTTAGAAAGCATGCAGCGGACTTTTTCGCCACCTGAAAGAACACTAGCCTTTTTCGTAACTTCATCACCAGAGAATAACATTCTGCCTAGGAAGCCGCGAAGGAAGCTTTCGCTCTGATCATTAGGAGAATATTGACGCAGCCAATCGACAAGAGTTAAATCAACACCATCGAAGAATTCAGCGTTATCTTTAGGGAAGTATGCCTGAGAAGTCGTAACACCCCATTTGAAAGATCCGCTATCCGGCTCTATTTCACCTGCTAAGATCTTGAACATGGTGGTTTTTGCAATTTCATCTTTACCGACAAAAGCAATCTTGTCACCTTTATTCATCGTGAAGCTGACGTTTTCCAATATTTTTATACCATCAATTGTTTTTGTAATTCCATCTACACGAAGCAAGTCGTTTCCGATTTCACGCTCCGGTGTAAAGCCAACATATGGATAGCGGCGGGAAGAAGGTTGAATATCATCTAAGCTGATTTTATCCAATAATTTCTTACGGGAAGTTGCCTGACTCGATTTAGATGCATTGGCACTGAATCGAGCGATGAAATTTTGTAGTTCTTTGATTTTTTCTTCTTTTTTCTTATTGGCATCTTGTGTTAATTTAAGAGCAAGCTGGCTTGATTCATACCAGAAGTCATAGTTACCAATATAAACTTTGATTTTACCGAAATCAAGATCCGCGATATGCGTACAAACTTTGTTAAGGAAGTAACGATCATGGGAAACTACGATAACTGTGTTTTCAAAGTTGATTAAGAACTCTTCCAACCATTTAATCGCTTTTAAATCCAAATGGTTGGTAGGCTCATCTAGTAAAAGAACGTCTGGTTTTCCGAATAGTGCTTGAGCAAGTAATACTTTAACTTTGTCGCCACCGTTTAATTCAGCCATTTTCTTTGTGTGAAGGTCCTCAGTAATACCAAGGCCTTTCAAAAGGATCGAAGCTTCAGGTTCAGCTTCCCAACCGTTTAACTCTGCAAATTCACCTTCAAGTTCGGCTGCTTTCATTCCGTCTTCATCAGTGAAGTTTTCTTTCATATAGATTGCATCTTTTTCTTGCATGACTTCATATAATCTTTCATGCCCCATTATAACTACTTTAAGAACTTCCTCTTCTTCAAAAGCGAAGTGATCTTGTTTTAAAACGGCTAGGCGCTCGCCAGGCCCCATATGAACATCACCGGATTGTGCTTCAATTTCACCGGAAAGAATTTTTAAGAACGTGGATTTACCGGCCCCATTTGCCCCAATTAGTCCGTAGCAGTTACCAGGCGTGAATTTTATATTAACATCTTCAAACAGTTTACGATCGCCATAGCGTAAACCANCAAAACTATGTTTGCATCAACGTTTTTAGCAACTTTTTATTTTTTATTCTTAAGCTGATTCCACAAGCAGCAGTTTACGACCTTGTATGTTTTAAACTGTGCATCATTTAAATTGTATCTTATTTTTGCAAAAAGTTAAAGGTTCATTAACAAAAACCAACATTTAAATCACTTATAAGATTAATACCTAAGATGCTTTAAGTTTTTTAATAAAAATTTCCAAATGCTCTTGACGTACATGTACGTAAATAGTATATTGAATATAGAAAGACGTACAAGTAAGTTTATGGAGTTGATTAAATGGAAACTATTCATCCTTTAAAGCAAATTTCTCAGATATTTCAAATTTCATTGGCTGATATTGCAAATGAATTGGATGTCAAAAGACAAACGGTAAATGAATGGGTTGGCAAAAGAAGAAGACCTATTCCAAAGAAGCATATCCCTAAAATCGCAGCAATTTTTAACCTAGATGAAAGATGGTTTGAAAAATCTTTATTAAAAGGTTCGGAAGTGTTGGAACTTCAAAGGATATACATAGACAGAAATGCTACCTTTGAAGAGTATGAGGATTTTTTTGTAGATGATGATGGAGTAGAACAGGTCATTACAAAGTACTATAGTCCTGAACAAGATGTTTCGAGACAGCTTCATGAAGAAGAAAAAGTAAAATCTGTAATAGAAGATGTCCAGCAGTTATTAGAGCGTGAATTGGGTGACTACAATAATTATTATCAAGATATCATGAGAGGGGTACTATCTATAGTGGATTCTGAAGAAAGAGGGAAAGTAAGAATGTTATCTGATGTAATCGATTTTCTTTTGTATCGGGATCATGGCTTTGGAGGTTTTGATATTAAAGATAAAAACGTTGAGGGAAAATTTGATGAAATTTATGAGTATTATCAGAAAAAATAAATTGGATATATTATTTTTTCGATGTAATTAGGGAAATCGTAAATACCGAAAGGAGGTGGTTCTCAGAATAAAAGAACTGTTTTATTTGAAGTTGAAGGAGGTGTGAACGTGGTAAAAAAAGAAGATCTAATATTTTGTTATGATCTGGTGCTACATCGGAAGATTAAACGGGAAGGTTATTCGTACCTTACATCTGCAATTAGCTTATCCGATAGAAAGTTTTGGCTTTATCCAAGGTGTATCGAAATTGAAAATATTATGAAAGAACACACCCAGACGTCAAATTAACTAATTATTCAGTTATCCAATTAAACAGGAGGATGCATATGGAAGAAACTACCCAAAGGAAAAAGTTATATGTGCATGTGCCTACTAACATTGTGAGGAATGAGGAAATCTTTTTGAACAATGAAGAGTTCGCAATGTATACGAGGTTGTGTTTTTTACACTTTAGAAACCCAGAGGATAAGGGAAATATCCTGAAATTAGATCATCGTACTTTAATGAACTTTCTGAAGATAACTGACACTAGAACTTTTAAGAAGAGGATTAATCACTTACATAGTTTGGATTTAATTAAAAACAAAGTCGAAAAAGTCCCCACTAAAGGGAAAATAAATATCGTATTTAATGAGTCAATCGCCGAAAGTAAAACATTTACAAAATTATCAGCTTCAATTTTTACATACTTTAATAACGATCAGATCGATGCCTATGCCTTTAGACAAATTTTCTACTATAAGAGTCGTATCAATAAAAACTTAGACGGAAACGGACATGATTATTGTTTTTCAGGTTTTGAGTCAATGACTAAGAGGTTTCGTATATCGAGATCAAAAGTGGAAGAGGCGAATAAGCAATTAAAGAAAGCGAAGTTGCTTAAAATAGTCAAACATAAATTGGAACCAACTCATGAATACGTAGTCGATGAGCTACAATATGACCGCTATAATAATCATTATTTTGTGGCTGATATTCTCCACTAATAACAACTGTTTTCTCTAAGTACTCTACATGCAGAGGTAGCGATTTAGAATGCAGAAGTAGAAATTTAAAATGCAGAGGTGTGGTACTCCTAGTGCAGCATTGGCGGTACTGTAAGTAGTATACAATTTAATATTAATATACATACAAGATAAAACAATATACAGTATTTCAATTTCGAAAAAAGTGCGATTCGAAATGTGGGATTAAATTTTACATATCATAAGTTTTGATTGTCAGTTTTACATAATCGGTAAACTTTTCTCGGTCAAGTTGGGAAGAGGTTCGTTAAATAATATCTATTGGTCAAATAAGGTCAAATTAAACAGTTACTCAAAAGGAGAGAATGGTCTAATGGTAAACAATAAAAATGTTAAGGTAAACAAGTCTGTGTACATTCCGAGTATTGAAGCAGAATCAATCTTCGATATGAGTGAACGTGGATTGGAAAATATCACTAAGTATGAATATGTCGGCATGATTCCTTGGTCACTTGAGTTACTCAAGTTACGGTCACATAAAAAATGGTTTACTGAAAATGAAATAGCGAAGAATGGAAAAGTTAAATATCAAACTGATGCGGTAATCAATATCAAATTTAAAAATAAAATGAAAAACGGTAAACAATTCACATCATCTGTAAGAGGCTATGAAAACCTAATGTCTCGCCTACTGTATCAGATTAAACATCTGATGAAGGCTATAAGGGATAACGAAAGGGAAATAAAATTATCTAATAACAAACGGATAATTGATAAATTGGAAAAGTCGATTAGTTATTTGGAAAATAAATCTGATCTAGTCAAGGGACATTATAAACGTATCAAAGCGGATAGGGATAATGTAATTTATCATGAAATAAAAGCAGATGATTTGCGAAATCACTTATACATAAACGGAATCAACTTTAAAGGTAAACATTATAAGTTCTATAAACGCACAGCATCAAAATCTAGACAGTCGCAAGGTCTTTGGATTTTGGATGAATTGTATGAGCCAATGAAAGAATGGTCACATATGGGACTGAGTTTGGAAGGTAAAATCGATGTAGCGTCCCTTTGTGCCTATGAGAGTCTAGTCTCATCTAGCCTAGAATCTACCTTAGAGATTAACCCTAAAAATATATTTGTTATAGATGATAAGTTTAGTGAATTTGAATATCCAGCTATTGAAGTAGGCAATGATTTAGAAGCTAAATTTAATAAGAAAGCTAAAATTAAAAATAATATTTGGGACGGTCAAGCTCTCATTGATATTTCTCTGATGCAAAAGGTTAAGCGTGGTAATAAGGGAATGGCTTTACTTCGATCACACTTTTTTAAGTCATGTGCATTTAATTGTAATCTTCAAAAGTATTTAGAGGATATACATAAAGAGATGACCACCCCTGAAAAATCGAGCTATGATTCTACGGTCACCCCTGATTATATCAAATGGAAACTAACGGACTCATTCGGTAATGTGGTATTCGCCAAGGATATATTACTTTTGACGACACCTAGCTCATTAAAATTTCTTAAGTTTGCATGTAAAGGGAATGAAAAGGAAGCATATGCAAATTGGTGTAATCGTGTTCGTGCAGATAGAAATATTATGGGTATTTGTAAATCGGAGAAGGCAAGTAAATATGGTGACAGGTCATTTACCTCATATCAAATGATTAATACACTGGACGTTAAAAAACAAGAAATCGAGGACTTAGCAGCGTTTGAGGTTGACTTTATTAAAGAGTTACAAGGTGAAAAAGATGCTAATGGCAATTTTGATGAGAGTCCATTTATCAAGTACCTGATCAAAAATAAAGAAATAACAAATGCTTATCAAATGTTTTCTGATATCTACAATATTAATCCTGAAGTTGTCCGTACACGAATGTTTAGGGATTATCGGGCCAAACAGATCAGTAACTATCGTACAAAGATAAAAGGTGGTAAATTGCGCTTAGAGGCAGATTATTGCACCGTCTTATCTTGCCCTGAATTAATGCTACACTCTATGATAAAGGGTAATGGGGATACGCTAAAAAGTGAGTTAAAAGACAATCAAATACATACTAAGCTTTATGATTATGAGAAAAAATACGCTCTCGTCCGCAACCCGCATAACAGTCAAAACAACTTCTTTAAGTCAATTAACGTAGATAATGAGTTTTATAATACATATCTAAACTTAACAAAAAATATCGTGGTGATTAACAGCATAAAGAGTCCTATTTTAGAACAACTGAACGGAATGGATATGGATAGTGATACGGTGTTGATATTTAAATCAGATGTTTTCAATAGATTGGTAGACCGAACTTTGGCCAATAGAAGTTATCCCATTATCCTTAATACCATTGTATCGGATCCTAATCCTGTTGAGCTGACCAATGCAAATGTAGCAGAAATCGACCGGAGAACTAGTAAAAGCCAGGGGTGGATAGGTGAGGTGACTAATGCTGCACAATTTCAAGTTAGTGTACTGTGGGACATACAAAACACTGAACCAGATACACCGGAGAGACAGAAGAAGATTGAAAAGATATTGAAAAATATAGCCATCTGCGTAGTATTGTCCAATGTGGCGATCGATTACAGTAAAAAGATTGTAGAGGTTGATGTGGATAAAGCTTTACGAAATATTAGGTCTTGTAAAGAGGTTAAGGTGAAAGGAGTGAATAAAAAAGGTAAGCGCAAATTAGTTACACGTAATAAGCCGATGTTTTGGAAGTATGTTTCTACTGCGGACGTGGAAATGACTGAATTTAATTGTCCAATGGATTTACTTATTAACCATATTAATAATGACATTGAAAAAGGTGGCTATCGTAGGAATTTACCTTTTAATGATTTAATACTCGATCTAAGTAGCGAGGAGTTAGGAGGGAAGGCTGATGATAAGCAAATAGGAGATATTATTGAATTATTAAAGGAGTTCAGCAAGGGTATTAACAAAATAAAATCATCGGGCGATGACAAGGAAGGGAAGAAATGTAGGGAAAGACAGACGTTGATGGAAGATTCTTATAATGAACTTGATGCCAAGATAGCTAAAAAATCAATCAGGAAAGCAACTATGTATAAAATTTTAAAGATGGTTGCTGATCAGTACGATGGTACAAAATTAAAGAAAACAAATGACTTGTCAGGTATTATCGTCCACTTATTGAATACCTTATATCGCAATCACAGAACGACGCTTCTTAATCTATTAAAAAGTGATGATTATCCCAAAAATAACACATTGAAAGGCCTTCGAACCCTTGCTGGGTAAGGCTTTTTCTTTTTTTAATTTGATTCCCTAATGGGAGAGGATGGCGAAACACAAGAGTACTCATTATGTGGTCGAACGACAAAGTAACTTAAAGTCGAAGTAGATAGTCAATGATTTCTCTCTCTCTTTATTATTTTTTTAAAATAAAAAACGTCATACGATTCCGTAATTATCAAATCTTATTTTCATAATACATCAAGGTGTCACCTATTGCAAGTTTTTATTTAGATTATTATTGATGAACAGGATAAAAGTGAACTGAACATTTATTGGGACTCCACATCCCTTAGCGTATATAGAATCCATCTATTAATTAGGTGGGTTTTATTATGCGTTAAATTATGTGGTGCTGCAATAAGTGTATAGACAAACGTTTATACGCTAAAAAAATATGTGGAGGAATGTAAAATGAAAGAAGCAGTAAAAGAATTTGAAACCTTGAAATTTGAAATGACCCCTGTACCCGGATTTTCCAGATACCTATGTCACACACCAACGGGCAGAGTATGGAGTAAAGTTAGCAACAGATGGTTAATTGAGGATGAATTTTGCAAAGGAACAGGTGATAACGGCCAATATTTGATGACCAAGCTTAAATGTGATTTAACAGGAGATTCTATTCCTATGTATAAACATGAAATTGTGCTTAGTTCAGCATATGGAACTACTAAAGATTTTTGGTTATCACAAGGCTTGCAGATTGATCATATCGATAAAAATCCACGAAACAATAAAATTGAAAATTTACGATTGATTACTGATGTTGGGAATAAAAAGAACTCTAGAGATAGGTGTTGGAATAAGACAAGGCTTTCAATGGATACCGCAAATAAAATTAGAAATGATTTTAAACAAATGACTTTGAATAAAATTGAGTGGTATAAACAAAAAGGCAAGGAATTAGGTGTTACAGCAAGATCTATTCAGAATATTTGCTTGAATCGAACTTATAAAGAGAAAATTTAATGAAGGATACTACATACTTACCTTAATCCAATTAGTAGATTAAATATTACATAGAAAACCACGATAGAATACATAAGTAATACATAACAATAATATTAGTTAAGGTGTTTTAGACTAGATAATATTTACATAATCCCTCGTAAGCTTTAAACTACTTACGAGGTGACTTATTTGGATAATGATGTAATTTTAAGGACGAATGAGCTAGATAATGCTATAGATTATTTAAAGAAATCTGGTTACTATTACAATTCTAAAGGAGATTCTCATTGGTTTAAATGGTTGATGATATCATTACATGGTGCATTATATGGCTTTGGTATTTGTGCCATAAAAGGGACGAACTCAGATAGGGTAATAGAAATAAAGCTTAAACCCTCTAAGTTTGAAAAAAGAAAACAAGAGGTTGTTGAGCTTTATAAGGATGAATACGGAATTGATTTAGAAGATGATCTACTAATGGAGAGTATTACTAAATATCAAGTTGGGCAGCTAATGGGTATTTGGGAAGTCTTAGATTGCTGTGAAAATGAGGATTATATGATGCAATTCACATTTAGTAAATTACTTAAATTAACAGAAAAACAAAGGAGAGCAATAAATAAATTAATCCTATATAGGAATGATTTTATCCACTTTAAGCCAAAAGATATTTCTGTTATTACTCAAAGTGAAGAATGGATTATCGAAGAAGTTGTTTCGGTTATCGAATTTCTTGCATTAGAATCAAGGAATGTATTTTATAGAGGTAACCATACAATAGATAAAGTAGAGAAGTTATTGAAAGCATTTTAAATTAGAGGAGTTATATTTGGTAAACAATCATTGAAGAGCATTCTTTAATCAAAATTTACTATTCTTCATGCAGGACTTTTTTCACTCCCTATCGAATATTGTTGAGGTGAGGAATTATTTGGATAGGGAGTGGTTTGTATGGCTGAAGAACGTACTTATAAAGTATCTGCGATAATTGATAATGGTAGCTATCAAGATGAAGTTAGAGAAGATGTTGTAAATTTAATGATGAAAGCTGATATTGTTACAATCCGAGGTACATCTGTAAGAGTTAAGGAAAAAGAAGTTAATGAGATTGGTGAAGTAAAGTTTCATGGTAATAGAGCAGAATTGTTCTAACTTAAATAACTATAGTTCTAAATCTTTGAAATGGACTAACCTTAATGTGAAAGATGAGGCTTCAGCATTAGAAGAGATGGAATCCTTTTGCCTGCGCAATTCAAAATAAACAGAGAGCATCCTGTGGGGATGCTTATTATTTTGTAAAAAGTAAGTTGCGATTTCTCTAATATAAAAGTATATATAGGAAATATTATGCAGGACATTTCCGCCTTTATATAGAAATTAAGTAGGTAGAAAAGGATGTGTAATTAATTTATGGACTTTCCGAAAATAGCAGTTCCAAACATGAATATGCCAACTATTCCAACAAACCCTAACCATGCCAGTGAGTTTTATGAAAGGTTAGTGGAGATGATTAATAATTTTGATGATGACCTAGACAACGCTCATGAAGTTGGTATGAGATTAGTTTCGTTTGGTCAAACTATTCAATTTCATGTAGAGGATTTGGGATATTATAATCCTAGTTTAATTAGATTCTACGGTAAAACAGATGATGGTTCAGCAATAGAATTAATTCAGCATGTTTCTCAAATTAGTTTTTTATTAATGGCTGTAAAAAGATTGAACCCAGATGAACCCAAAAGAAAAATAGGATTTAGTGAAGAATAAATCAATCAGGCATCCATTATTTTGGGTGCTTTTTATTTGCAGGAAATCTTTCTATTGATATGGTAAAATATTGATGATGAATAGGAGGAGATTATAATAGACACAACTAAATACTCAGAGAACTTTTCGGAGGATTCTTTTTGGAAGAAGATTAAAAAATTCGGCAAAAAAGCAGGGGTTTCAGTTGTTTATGTAGCTTTACTATTGTTTTACACACTTCAAAAGCCAACCACTCCTGTTTGGGCAAAGACAGTAATTATTGGAGCGTTGGGGTATTTCATACTTCCAATTGATTTAATTCCTGACTTAATCCCTGGCGGATATACAGACGATTTCTCAGGGTTATTTGGAGCATTGGTCACTGTCTCAATGTTTATTGATGAGGAAGTTAAGTTAAATGCAAAAGAACGAATTAGGATTTGGTTTGGGGAAAGTGCAATTTCTGATACAGATTTAGTAGATGATAAATTAAATAAGAAAACTGATCAGGATGAACAAGATAAAGATGAAAATAAAGGTAAAGATGAAGATAAATAAAACAAAGAAGCACTTAACCTAAATGGTCAGGTGCTTTTACTTTGTGTTGAGGAAAATACAAACGCTTTGTTGGTATATTAATTAAAAAAGGGTTTTATGAAATCAATGACCTCATCATATTTTTCTTGTGTAGGTCTAATTCCTTCAGATCCATCGTAGGTAGTTCTTTGTAAAAGGCGTATATTTGCCGTTTCATAAGAGAACTCTAGGTTTACAATAGCCGCACCACTTTCTAATTGAGGAACTATTTTCAAGAATTCTACTGACTTAGTACTTTGAAGCACTGAAAGGTTTAACCAGTAGAGATTACTAGTAGAAATACATTTATTTCCTGTATCTTTGATTGTTATTTCGGCATACTTTCTTTCTTCACTTTGAGAGTTCCTGAACCTTATGCCAACTACATCGCCAAGTACATTCTTCTCCAGGGTTGTAGCGATAACAGAGAGTACACCTGTATTAATATATTCTCTTGGGGGTATCTCGTGATCGGTAGGAGGGTTAAATTTATTACAAACTTTTGCAGTAAAATCTTCAATTTCATTATCAAATTCTTCTAACTTCTTATATGCTACATTTCTCTTTTCGCTTAGCAGATGTTCCTCTAATAAATATAGAGAAGATTTAAAATTAGTGATTTCTGTATATTGGACTGCAGGTTTAAAGGAGCTCAAAAAGTTTAAGGTGCTCTCAATTCTTCCTGACATAGTACTGACTTTTTCTGATTCTCCAACAAGATTATCAACATCTTTTAACCTAATGTGTAATAATTTTCTTCTGAAATCTATTTCTAAAATGGTTGGAAATGCTATTTCTTTTGAATCTTCGTTTTTAAAGTAGGTATTTCTCGTTTCGCTGTCTAATAATAAAATCCTTAATGAATCCAAACCTTTAGCGTCTTCTGCAATACGATAACCACAAATGACAAAATCTTTAGTCGTTTCAGAGTTAATATTATTAAGAATTTTATGTTGTGTTGGAATATTCCAAGAACTAAGTAATTCTTCTATTGATTTCTTGTCAATTAAATTTGTTGTATTGAAATTTAAATTAAATAAATAAGAGTTAAATAAAGAATCCTCCAATATTAAAAAAAGTAATTCATCTAAATCATATTCATCTAATAAATCATTTTCAATACCAAAAAGGAGAGTTTTAGCAATAACTTCTGAGGTGTCATCTTTTTCATTTTCTTTACGAATAGATGCATATACTTCATTGAAGTTTGGAAACTTTTTAATATAATCATTAAGTTTACCTTGGACAGAGAACTTTTTTAAATAGGGATGGAAGAGCAAAATTTTCTTTACCATTTCTTGGCTTGAATTATTCATCTACACTAACTCCATTCTGAAGGGATTGAAGACATGACTTTTAAAATTTTTTGCAGGGCTAATTATTTGGGCGAATATCCATTTCTCAATTTTTACAATGAAAATGAAGTAATCTCAATGGGGAGTGTTATAGCAATAAATGAAAAAAAATACAGTGTAAACAATATGATGGTTAGAAGGAATGGTGAGATTGTCTTGGAAGTTAACTAAAGGCAGCCTTCTTGCCTGGGTAATATATACTGTTATATACATTAGTTCGACATTATTTAACAACTTCCTTCTTTTTCTATAAAATAGGATTTATGTATTTAAAGTAAATACTTAATGAATAATAGGTAGCAGGAAAGAAACCAGTAGCCATAACGTACTAATCATTGAGAAAGTATTCAGTGGTTGGTGCGTTTGTTTGTATTTATAAAAGGGAGAATAATAAGTAATGATTACAGATAAACAGCTGGACATGATCGATGAGGGATACATAGGTATTGAGGAGTATAAGGCTAACCATATGCATGATGACCCATTCATTAAGGATGAAGATGAAGAGGGAGTTAAGAAACACAGTGCTATGATTAGTAAGCTGGACTATGCTGTTAAGAAGCAGGGGGATTGGTACTACTATAGCCGGGAGTATATAGACAGTCACAGTGTTGATGAGCTAAAGGATAAGGCTATCTATAATAGATGAGTAACATTATATGAGGATGCATTGGTAAGTACAGTGTGTCCTATTCTTTATATAAGCATATAATTATGTAGTTATGATAGGGATGATGATAAGGTATGCAACTACTTAAGCAATGTAGTAAGTGTGGTGAAGTAATAGAGCAGGGTAATGGGGCAATGTGTGAGGGATGTAGTGACAGGAGTAAGGCAAGGCATACGATCTATGACAAGATAAGAAGGAACAAGGAGTCAGCTAATGTGTATCAGAGTATGAGATGGCGTGATGTGAGACATAAGGTTAAGGCAAGAGACATGTACATGTGCTTAGTGTGTTTCAATATGCCAAAGGTTAAGTCAATGCATACTGTTCATCATATTATTCCTGTTGATGAAGATACGAATATGGAATTTGTTTACAGTCCTGATAATTTGATAAGCGTGTGTCGTTCATGTCACCAACAAATTCATGCAACCTATGATAGAAACTATGTGGAAAAAGTAAAATTACAAAAAGAGTTGAGGGAAATGATTGTCAAAGGGGTAGGGAGGGGGTAAAAAACTATTTAGAAAAAGGAAAAACACCCCCGCATCCCCCATTCGTAGCAAAATCCCCTCACGACATATATTTTTGACTTGATCCAAATTTAACAGAAAGGTAGGTGAGTAGATAATGGCTGGTCAAAGACAACCGACTAAATTAATTGTCCATAACGGGAATTCTCACATGTCAAAAGAAGAACAAGAACGCAGATTAGAGCAGGAAATCAAGAATAATACTGACAAGATTATACCGCCTACTCATCTATCCGCTAAGTTAAAAAAGGAATTCATTGAGTTAACTGGTGAACTATTACGTGTAGAAATCATGTCAAATTTAGATGTGGATGCAGTAGCAAGATACTTAATTGCACAAGATGAATGGTTAAAATGTTACAAATTACTAAAGAAAATGAAACCTATAATACTTGAAGATGGTCAGTATGTCACTAATGAACATTACGATAGGCTATCTAAAAGTATAGAACGTTGGTACAAACAAGCACGTTCAGCAGCACAAGATTTAGGAATGACTATCTCCTCACGATGTAAAATTATTCTTCCTAAAGCTCCAGAAGCTAAAAAGGAAAATAAGTTTAGCAAGTTTGGCGGTGGTAAGAAGTGACACAAAGAGCAATACAGTATGCTCAAGACGTATTAGAAGGTCGAGAGGTAACTGGAAGACTCGTAAAATTATCATGTCAAAGGTTCATGGATGACTTAGAAAGGTCAAAGTTAAAAGTATTAAGTGAGGATTTCCCATATGTTTTCAATGAAGAAAGGGCAAATGAATTACTGGATTATGCTGAAACCTTATTAATTGCTGAAGGAACAGATAAATTTCAATTAGAATTAGCACCCTATCAAGCTTTTATCTTCTCAAATTTGAATGGATGGGAACATAGGGATACAGGATTCAGAAGGTTCAGATCAAGTTATGTTCAGGTTGGAAGACAAAATGGAAAAAGTTTAATGAATGGTGTACTTGGAACATACTTTGGAAACTTTACTGATTATCAACATGCGCAAATTTATTGCTCTGCTACAAAAAAGAAACAGGCCATGATTGTTGTAGATGAGATGATTAAATTCATTAAGGCAGACCCTGAACTAGAAGAACTGTTTAAAATCAAAGAATACATTGGAACAATTGAATGTTTAAATACTGATTCCAAGATTATTGCATTAAGTCGTGATACAAAAATAGATGGATTTAGACCATTTTTAGGAATAGTCGATGAATATCACCTTCATAAAACGAATGAAATGTACAAGATTTTAGAGGGTGGAACAGGTAACATGAAGGAAACTCTAATTAGTATCATTACAACTGCAGGATTTGATTTAAATTCACCTTGTTATGAAATGTATAAATACTGTATCAGCATTATTGAGGGTGTTGCAACCAATGAAACAAGGTTTGTTTACATAGCTCAATTAGATGAAGATGATGATAAGTGGGATAGTTCCAATTGGGTTAAGGCAAATCCTTTGACTTGTCAAACTCCAGAAGGAATTAAACTCATGGAAGATACAGCAGATGAAGCAAAAAGAACAGGTGGAGAGAATTACAGGGATTTTGTAACTAAAAGGTTAAATGAATGGATGCAATTTACAGACAATCAATATATGAATCTTCAACATTGGAAAGATTGTGAATCAGATAAAACGCTTGCTGATTTTAAAGGATATGAGGCGTTCGTGGGGATGGATTTAAGTTCTGGTGGGGATTTAACAAGTTTGAGTTACGTTATACCGCACAAGGCTGATGGTGTTAAGAAATATTTTGTACATTCACATTCTTTTATACCTGAAAAACGTGTAGCAGAACATATTAAGACTGATAATGCACCTTATGATATGTGGGTAAGGGATGGATTAATGACTACCACACCTACTCTAGGTGGGATTAAAACGGATTATAAGTACATTCTTCAATATTTAAAGAAGACAATTAAGGAATACAACTTGAAAGTTAGAATGATTTGTTATGACCCTCATAATGCATCAGCGTTTTTACATGATTTACAAGAGTTAAGTGTACCTGTAATGCAAATTGCACAGTCTCATAAGGAATTAAATGATGCAACTTGTGACTTTAAATTAGAAGTTGAAGCAGGAAATGTACTGTATAACAAGAAGAGTGCTTTACTTTCTTGGTCAGTTGCAAATGCTGAAACAGTTTCTAATTCATATGGTGAAATCAAAATTGATAAAAACCTAATGCGGAAACGAATAGATCCAGTGGATGCAATCATTGATGCATGGACACAGAGTATGAAAGTTAAATTTGATTTTTCAAGAATCACAGGTAAAGAGGCAAGAAAGAATTTAGGTTGGGGATAAAAGGTGACGAAGGGGGGTGAATTGAGAGTGAAATTTAAAGATTTATTAATGCATAAGGTAAAATCCATAACGAAAGTGGGTGACGTAAAATCACAAACAAACTTGTCACTAGATAGTCCAGATTTTATAAATTTCTTACTTGAAGGAAGAAGTGCTTCTGGAGATAGTATGAGTGAAATTACTTATTATAACTGTCTTAGGATTTTATCAGAGACTTTAGCCAAGCTTCCACTAAAGATGTATCAAAATACAGATAGTGGATTAATGAAAGTAACTGAACATGCAGCAATTAAAGTTTTACGTAAGCCTAATCCTTATACCTCATCTTCAACATTTTGGGCAGCAATAGAGATGAATAGGAATCATTATGGAAATGCATATGCACGTATTCAACGTAATCCAAATGGAAGCTTGAAACATTTATGGGTGTTGCCTAGTAGTGATGTAGAAATGAAGATTAATCAAAGTGGAATATTTGAGCAATCGAATGCTATTTGGTATCACTATCAAGATAAACAGACTGGAAACCTATATAAATTCCACAGTGATGAAGTTCTACATTTCAAAACATCGGTTTCATTTGATGGCTTTTCTGGATTATCTATGCAACAAATTCTTAGTACCTACGTTGACAATGGCAATAGGAGTATTGACTATTTAAACAACTATTACAAAACAGGATTGTTAGGCAAAGCGTATTTGGCTTATAGCGATAGTATGCAAATCAGTGAAGAAGATGCACAAGGTTTTGCACAAGATATGGAAAAATATGCAGGAGGAGTAAGCAACGCAGGGAAAATACCAGTTGTTCCACCGGGGTTTGATTTAAAAACAATGAACATGACAATGGTAGATGCTCAATTTTTACAGATTTCAAAGTATACAGCCTTACAAATTGCATCAGCTTTTGGTATTAAGCCTAGTTTCATAAACGATTACGATAAGGGAAATTACGCAAATGTGGAAACACAGCAACTTGATTTCTATGTAAACACACTACTTCCTATCTTAAAAGCATATGAGGAAGAGATTTCTTACAAACTTTTGTTGGAAAGAGAGGTTGATGCAGGTTATAAGTTTGAATTTAACCCTAATGTCATTCTAAGAGCTGATTATGAGAAACAGGTGAATGGATTAGTTAAACTTACAGGTTCAGGTATTTTAGCACCTGATGAATCTAGAGACGCACTTGGATATGCTTCAAGAGGCGGAAATGCAGATGAATTACTTACTAACTCTGCAAATGTAAGGGTTAATGATATTGAGAAACCTAGCGTGACTACACAAACTTCGAAGGGGGGGTGGCAAGATTGACGAAGAGTTGGATGGAGATCAAGAATAAAACAGAGGAATCAGCAGACCTGTATTTTTATGGGGATATTGTATCTTCTGAATGGGGTGCATGGGAACAAACTGACCAGTATCCAGACAATATTAAGAACTTCTTAGATGAAGTTAAAGACAAACCTAATTTAAACATTTACATAAATTCTGGTGGAGGTAGCGTTTTTGCAGGTATAGCAATTTACAACATGTTAAAACGACACAAGGCATATAAGACTGTTCATGTAGATGGATTAGCGGCTTCTATTGCAAGTGTTATCGCAATGGCGGCAGATAAGTTAATTATCCCAAGTAATGCTTTCCTAATGATTCATTCCCCTTGGGTTGGAGCACAAGGAAATGCTAAAGATTTGAGAAAAATGGCTGACGATTTAGATGTAATGGAAGAAGGTATTTTGAAAATTTATCAAGATAATCTTAAGGAAGGCGTAGATATTGAAACAATTAAGGAAATGGTTCACGCTGAAACTTGGATGAATGGTAGTGTAGCTTCAGAGTATTTCAATGTTGAAGTAGCAGAAGAAAATAAAATGGCTGCAAGTGCTTCTAAGTATTTAGACGGATATAAAAATACACCGAAGAATTTAATGGAAAAGAAAGTTGAAGAACAAAAGGTTGAAACTATACCTGTAATTGACAATGTAGAAAACAGTATTGATGAAGAATTAGAACTATTAGCCTTGGAACTAGACTTATTATAGGTCTTTTTTTATGTAAAAAATCAAACAAACAAAAAACTGGAGGAAATAAAAATGAATAAAGAATTATTAGAAATGATGGACGCAATTAAAGTTAAAAAAGAAGAAGGTCGTGCATTACTGAAAGACGGTAAGAAAGTAGAAGCAAAAGCAGTTACAGTAGAAGTTAAAAATATGGAAGAAGACTTTGAAATCGCAAAATCACTATTCGAGGAGACTAAGATGGAAATGACAAATGAAATTAAAGCAAATGCTAACAACGAGGAAAAATTAAGCCTTTCAACTATTTTCGCAAAAGCAATTGTCGGTAAAGAACTTACAGCAAATGAAATGACTGAAATGAAGAACCAAATGCAAGAAGGCTTGAAAGAAAAAGGTGGAGTTACTGTACCTGATGATGTTTCTACAAAAATCATTGAGCTTCAACGTAATACTTTTGATATTCGTAAATACATCAATGTTGAGCCTGTAACTACACTTAAAGGTTCTCGTGCAATCCAAGCAAACAAACCACAAGCAGTAGGTTTCGCTTCTCTAGATGAAGGTGCACAAATCCAAGCACTACATGAACCAGAATTCGGTACATTCGAATATCAAGTACGTAAATACGCTGGATTTATTCCATTGACTAATGAATTGCTTGAAGATTCTGATGAAGCAATCTTGGCTTTCATCATTCGTTGGATGGCTGACAATGAGCTTAACACTTACAACTACCAAGTATTCAATGGTTCAGGCACGAAAGCTGCACAAGGTATCATGACTTCTGAAGACCTAGTTAAAAATGATTTTGACTTTTCTGGTACTGATGCAAGTGTAGTTAAGAAATTCAAAACAATCCTTAATGTTGAATTAGAGCAACTATCTGATGAAGCGGTTGTAATCATGACTAATGCTGATGGATACAATCACCTTGATGGTTTGACTGATAATACTGGTAAAGCTTTACTACAACCAGATGCAACTAAACGTTCAGGTCATGTTTTCCTAGGTAGAGAGATTGTTAAAGTACCTAAAGACTTCTTACCAAACGTAGGAGCAGGCGTTGACCAAAAGACTCCATTCATCATTGGTGACTTGGAAGCACTTTACACAATGTTTGACCGTAAACAAATGAGCGTAGAGTCTACACAAATTGGTGGCGGAACATGGAGATCAGATACAACTGAAGCTAAAGGCGTATTCCGTTTTGATGGTCGTATCGTTAAAGAAGATGCGGTTACAATCGCTATGGCTAAACTTAGCTAAGAAAGAAAGGTGAGCAACCTTGTTAGAAGTAAATGAAGATGCACTCAAGTATGTTAAAGGTTATTTAAGACTAGATGAAGAGGATACAGAGGACGACTTACAGTTGTCCCTCTTGATTCTTCAATCAGAGGAATACATTTATAATGCATCAAGATACAAGATTACATATCGAGAAGACAGGAAGATTGAATTTTTAGCAGTAATGTTATTTACCACTCATTTTTATGAAAATAGAAATCCTGTAACCTATCAAAACGTGAATCAACTACCTCATTCACTTCAATCTGTATTAAATCAACTTAGAAATTGTTATCGTTCTGACTCGGATGGACCGCTATGAATGCTGGAAGAATGGATACACGAATTGAGATAGGTGGATACGAGAATATTAAAGACCCAATAACGTTTCTTCCTAAGAAAACATGGGTTAAAAAGTATTCCACAATGTCAGAAAAGCTTAATCCAATTACAAGGACTATAAGTAATCAACCAGTCCCACAAACGGAATACACAATTAGCTTTAGGATTCGTTCTAAAAAAGGCATTAAATCTGGAATGATTGTGAAGTACAAGGGTGCTGAGTATCAGATTCTTTTCACTGAGGATAGCACTAGGTTGAAAAATGAAATGATATTACGTTGCAAGGATGTTAAGTAATGAGTAATACAGTGAGTTTTGATGTAAAAGGTTATGAACAAATAATTAAAAAGATAGAAGAACTTGGTCGTAAGGGTGCAAGGGTTAGAAATGAAGCAATTAGGGCTGGTGGCGAAGTATTTAAAGAGGAATTAGAACAGGCGATACCGAGAACAGACATTAACCATGAGCATTTACAGGATGCAATTATTGTAACTGATATCAAACGCACAGGCGGTATTCCACACGTTCAAGTAGGCTCAAATAAAGGGGAAGGGACTGTAGGTTGGAAATTACACATCATTGAGAATGGAACAATGTTTATGTCTCCACGAGCACCAGTACAGAAGACACTTCAAGCATCTAAGACTAAGGTAAAACAGAGAATGAAGGAAGTAATGCAAAAGGGGTTAGGACTATGAAAGATTTAGAAGTCCCTGTCATGAGAGCATTGTTGAATGATGAACAAATCGCTACATTGACTAAAGGAAATATCCACAGATGGGTTGTGCCAATGCCAGATGACGGTCAAGAATTAGAGTATCCGATTATTCGAGTTATTGAGATTGATAACTATGATAGAAATTATGCAGATAATAAACCAACTATTTCAGAAATACCAATTCAAATTGACCTATGGGTAAAAGGAGACCCAACAGAATTACAAAATTTAATTGATCAAAAAATGAAGGCACTCCAATTAATTAGAATGAGTGTAACTTCTGATTATGAGTCTGATACAGATTCAATTAGAAAAATATTTAGGTACAAAGGGCAAGTAAAACTATAAAACTAAAACACCCAAAACGGGTACAGGAGGAAAACAATAATGGCAAAATCAGTAAATGGAGTACAAGATATCGTATACGCATTAATAATTGAGGATTCAAAAACAGGAACAACTTATGGAACAGTAAAAGAATTAGCACCAGCAATTCAAGTAGCAGTAGAAACAGCATCAGATTCAGCAACACAGTATGCAAACAACATGCCGTATGATACAGATACTGCAACTGGTGAAACTACTCTTAACTTAGAAGTTCCGGGTCTTGATCCAGCAGTAAAGAGAGAACTTTTAGGATTATCAGTAGACAAAGGTGTTACAGATTACAAAACAACTGCGAAAGCACCATACGTGGCAGTTGGATACAAGTTTACAAGAGGAGATGGTACTGAGATTCATACTTGGTTGCTTAAAGGTAAATTTAGAATACCGAACTCAGAAGGAACTACTAAAGCAGAAGGAGTAGAATTCAAAACAACTTCACTTGATGCAACATTTATTACTCGTGAAAGTGATGGTTCTTTCATGAGAGAAGCAGACACAATGGAAGAAACTTATATTGACGCAGATACTTTCTTTGATGCAGTACCAACTACAGTAGTAGCACCTTAATTAACGAGTAAAATTATATAAAAAACATTGGGGCACTGTTAACGCAGTGTCTTTTTTTGATTAAAACTAAACCCAAAAAAGAGGAGAAAATTAAAATGAAATTTACATTAATGTTAAAAAATGAAGCAGGACAATTAGAGGAAAAAACATTTACACAAACATTTGTACCATTTATCTACAAAAGAAAAGTAGCTGATCTATTTAACAAGGTTTCTAAAGGGAAAATTACAGAAGAAAAATCCTTAGACATGCAACTTGAATTGATTGTTGATATGTTTCAAAAGCAATTTACACTTACGGATATTGAACATGGATTGGATGTTAAAACATCTACTAAACAGATTTACAATATTTTCTATCATGAAATTTTAGAATACCCTGAATACGAGGAACAACTTAAAATAGCCGAACATGCTATGAAAGAAATTGATGAGGAAGTAAATGATTTTTTAGCGGAAGCTCCACAGACAGTGGAGTAACCCCATATAAACCTCTAATTGAAAGAAAGTACGATGAGGTCATGGAGAATTACAACTACTTGGTATTTGATCAAGGTATGTCTCTAAATGACGTTGATAATATGGAAGTTAAGTATTACTTAGAGTTGATTAATTTTAGAGCCAACAAGATAAAAGAAGAGCAAAAAGTTGAAGAAAAGGTGAAAGGCAAACTGATTACAGAGGGCAGATTTGCAGGACAAAGATTAAGTAATGAACATCTTTCTTTAGGAAGGTAGGTGAATTAGATGGAAGAAATCGGTAATGGTTTATTTGTTGGTATAGGTTTAGATGATACCAAGTTTGTAAAAGGTCAAGCAAATGTCATGGACAAGATGAAGTTATTGAATTCCCAATTAAAATACCAAGAATCTCAATTTGGAAAAGTTGGTACTGGAATAGATAAATTGAAATCCAAACATGATATTTTAGGAAAACAATATCAGATTCAAGGTAAGTATGTTAACGATTTAAAGAAAAGGTACGAAGAATTAGTTGAAGCGCATGGAAAAGAAAGTAAACAAGCAATTGAAGCAGGTAAAAAGCTTAATAAAGCAGGGACTTATTATAATGAATTAGGCAAAAAGGTAAAAGCTACTGCTGAAAAGATTGATGACTTAGAAAATAAATGGAAAGTTGCCGGAAGAGGCATAACTACATTTGGTAATAAAGTAAGCAATGCCGGAGATAAGATGCGTGGATTCGGTAACAGTCTAGCTATTGGTGTATCAGCCCCTATTGCTGGAATTGGCGTTATGGCTGTTAAAACTGGAATGAAGTTTGATAAAGAAATGAGTAAGATTCAAGCCGTATCAGGAGCAACAGCAGAAGAGTTTAAAGAGCTACGGAAACAAGCAATTGCTTTAGGAGCATCTACTACCAAATCAGCAAGTGAGGTAGCGACTGGTCAACTTGAAATGGCTAAAGCAGGTTATACGACACAGGAAATTTTAAAAGCAATGCCCGGAGTTATCTCTGCAAGTGAAGCATCTGGTTCAGATATGGCACAAACAGCAGAGGTAATGTCGGCCTCACTCAACATCTTCGGTAAAGAGGCAAGCGAAGCAGGAAAAGTAGCTGATGTTTTAGCCAAGGTAGCTAACGTAACTGCGGCTGATTTAACAGATATGCAATATGCATTGAAATACGCTGGTTCACCTGCGGCTTCATTAGGTATTAGTTTCGAAGAATTATCTGGATCAATTGGTCTCATGACTAATGCAGGTATGAAAGGTGAACAAGCAGGGACAACTTTACGTTCAGCGTTACTTTCCCTTTTAAGTCCATCAGAAGAAAATAGCAAAATGATGGATACAATGGGGATTGCCATAACAGATAACGAAGGTAACTTTGTAGGACTTGCAAATCTCGTTGACAACCTTTCTGAATCAATGGAAGGACAAACTGAAACTCAAAAAGCCGCAAATCTTGCAAGCTTAGTTGGTAAAGAAGCAGTATCAGGTATGCTTTCACTAATGGCTGAAGGTGGCGATGAAATTGATAAGATGACTGACTCACTTGAAAATAGTGCTGGCGAATCTGCAAAAGCTGCAAAAATCATGAATGACAATTTCGGTGGAGCAATGGAAGCTTTAATGGGAACAATGGAATCCATTGGTATCCAAATTTCTGATGTAATGACTCCTAGTATTCGGAAGTTAGCTGAATGGTTAGGTAAGATGGGCGATAAGTTTTCTGGTTTAGATGACGATGCTAAAAAGACAATTGTTATTCTAGGTTTAGTTGCCGCAGGAATAGCACCAGTAACAGTTGGATTAGCGATACTATTTAAAGCATTTGGAACTGTAGCAGGAGGTATTGGAGCAGGGATTCAATGGTTCGGTAAATATCGTACATCTGCTAAACTTACAACTGCTTCAATTACAACTTTGGGAACACAAGCGGCAATTGCAGGTGCAAAGGTTGACAGAGCTGGCGTTGCAGTTGGTAGAGCTGGAAAAGGTATGGGTGCTGTTAAAGGCGGAGCAATGGCTGCAGGAACTGGTCTATCTATGATGGGCGGTAAATGGGGAACGCTCGCTGGAATAGCTACAATGTTCCTACCTGAACTAATTAATATCGGTGGAAAGATGATCAAGTTTGGTGCGAACGCTATTAAAACTGGTGGCGGTTTAGCTAACATGGGTAGCAAAGTATTCACAGTAGTTAAATCTGTTAAGAACTTAGGTACTGTTTTAGCTGTTGCTAGAGGCGGTTTAGCGGCATTTGGAGGCCCAGTTGGACTAGCAGTTACAGGAGTTATGCTACTTGCACAAGGCGGTTATAAGCTTTATAAGCATCTAAAGGAAGAAAGTATTCCTGCAATAACTGATTTTGGCGATAAGGTTTCTGATTCAACTACGAAAGCAGTATTAGGTTACAAGGATCTAAACGAAAAAGCAACATCTGAATTAAACCTAATGGCGGCTGACGGTCAAGTTGTTACTCAAAAAATGGCTGATGGATTAGTTGGTACGTTCAGTAAAATGGGCGAGACAATTAAAAATAGTTTGAAAAAGGATTTTGACGACAGCAAGAAAAACATGGAAAGTCTATTTAACGGAAGTGTTCTTACAGACGGATATCAAGCTGAATTGCTTGGGAAAATTGATAAAGCCAATGCGGAAAAAGTAGCTAAAATTGAAAAGTTTGAAGCACGAGTTAAAGAAATTACAGATAAGGCAGTAAAAGAAAAACGTGAAACTTCCCAAGTTGAAAAGGCTGAAATTAATGCTATTAATACTCAAATGAGAGATATGGCAGTTAAAACTTTATCAGAAGGTCAAGTTGAACAGCAAGCAATCATGGAAAAACTAAGAACTAATTCAAGTCAAATCACAGCAAGAACAGCGGCAAAAACTGTAGCCGATAGTAAGAAGGCAAAAGATGGGTCTATTAAAGAAGCGAATAAAAAGTATGACGGAGCAATAGCGGCTATTATTCGTGAACGTGATGAGACAGGAAGTATTAGTAAAGAAGAAGCAGACATGTTAATTGCTGAAGCTAAACGTCAAAGAGATGGATCAGTTAAGAAAGCTAAGGAAATGCACAAGGGCGTTGTTAAGGAAGCTAAAGAACAAGCTGGAGCACATAAGGATGAAGTCAATTGGGAAACAGGTAAGGTTCTTTCTGGTTGGGACAAGATGCAGAGAGGTATCAAATCGGCAGTTGACTATGTTAGAGATTTATTTGGTAAAGGTAAAACAAAAGATGTTCCTAACTTAAAACCTTCAGCACCTAATAAGAGCGTTGCTAAGAAACCAATACCTATGATGGCTACTGGTACTCCAGATGGTACTCATGGTGGTGGAGCGGCAATTATATCAGAGGAAGGTCGAGAACTAATCCATGAACCCGGAGTAGGTACTTATCTATCTGGTAATAAAGGTGCAGAACTTGTGAACCTTAGAAAAGGGACTAGTGTTCTACCTAACCATCATACTGAAAAGTTATTGAAATATGGATTCCCTGCATATGCAAAAGGAACTGATGATAATCATTTTGATTGGATTACAGAAGGTCTTCTTAAAGGCGGAAAATTCATAATGGGTAAAGCATTTGATAAGTTCGGTGTGAATAACTCTATCCTCCCTGAACTACCTAAAATTAGCAGTAAATCATTATTTGGTAATCCAGTGGGTGATTTCTTGAAAACTGGTGCTGAATGGGCTAAGGGCTTAATTGATTCGTTTGGTGCACAGTTGCAGAGTGGATCTAGTAATAGTCCTGTAGTTGGTGGAAGTGCAAACCTTGGTGGCAGATTCAGAAAAACTTCAAACTATGGTTATCGTATTCACCCTATTACTGGAAGAAGAAAGTTACATAAAGGTGACGACTATGGTGCTCCTATGGGAACTCCAATTCCATCAAAAGCAGGCGGTATAGTAACTGTATCAGGTTTCAATGCTGGCGGTTGGGGAAATTATGTGAAAGTTAATTCTGGAAACATAGATAGACTCTATGCTCATATGAGTAGAAGGTCAGTTAACGTTGGACAAACGGTTAGAGCCGGACAAACTCTTGGTCTAGTTGGTTCAACTGGTGCTTCCACAGGCCCCCATTTACATTATGAAGTATACAAAGATGGACGAAACATTAATCCTGCTGGTTATGCAACAGGTGGGGAAATCAATAACCGCCAACTAGCAGAGTTAGGTGAAAATGGATGGAAAGAATGGGTACTAACTTCTGAACCTAAGTACAAAGAAAACAATCTTAGTATGTGGGCAGACGCTGGTAATTCTATGGGTGTTCCTACATCTAAAACATCAGCAGCAGTTTCAGCTGCATCAGGAAAAGGTGAAGGGCTAACAGAAGGATTGCTAAGAAAAATAGATAATAGTCTTCAACAATTTGCCGAAGCTATTGCATCAAGTGAAAACGTAGTTAATCTAATAATGAATGAAAGAATTGTTGGTGAAGCTATTTACCCAACAATTGAAAAACAAATAGGTAAGACAATAAGAAATACGAGGATGTGATTAGATGGAGCTTTTTATTCAAAAAGAGGAAGGTGAAATGATTGATACAAGTGATTTTCTAAAGTTATCACTATTTGAACCTTCTCCACCAAAAAGGAATCCTAACTACCAAGATATCGAGGGTAGGAGGGGTTCTTTATTATTTTCAAACAGTTTAACCAATCGTACTGTTTCAGTTGAATGCCTCTTCATAGCTCGTGATGTTTCTGATTTCATATTGAAAAGAGATGAAGCAAACGCATTGTTCGATAGTGAAGAACCTTATTACATAATTGATTCAAGACAGCCTTTCAAACGTTGGAAGGTTGTTCTTGAAAGTAATGATCCAGAGTATCAAAGAAACAGAGTTGGAAAATTAAATTTAACATTTACTGCTATTGATGGGATGAGTGAGTCCACAGGAAGTACACAAGTACCATTTAGCTTTGCTTCTGGAGCATGGGGAATGGGTCAAAATTTAATTGCAGATGATTTACTGTATACGTTTAATACTACTAAGTTTAAAGTTTACAACGCTGGTGATATTGAAGTTGACCCTAGAGAAAAGCCTATGACTATTACTTATTCAGGTGCTTCTGAAAACTTACGGATTCACAATATTACAACAGGGGAAGAGTTCCGATATACAGGAAATACAAATTCACATGACAAAATTATATTAGATCGTGTATACGTAAAGAGAAATACTATGAGCGTCTATAAGAACACAAACCGAGTTTCGATAAAGCTCAAAAAAGGATGGAATGAATTTGTCATAAGTGGTAATTCTTCTAGTTTTGAAATAGCTTTCGATTTTCGGTTTTATTATTTATAAGAAAGGGGTGAAGATGTGTTATTAGTTCACTCATTATATGGAATGGTAGAACCACTTGTTGATTATGCGTTACCTACAAGAAGATGGGTATTGAATAATGATTACTCACTTGAATTTGATATTTACCGTTCAGCAATTAATGGCGTTGCTTTTGATTTAATAGAAGGTCATTGTCTAATTGAGTGTGAAGATGATTATTTTCGTGTAACACAATTGGATAAAGAATTAGAATCTAATACTCCATATAAAAAGGTAACCTGTGTAGGTGTGTTAATAGTTGATTTGGAAACAAATTATGTCTATAGCGAATTAACTGGTTCTATTAGTATCACTCAAGCGATGAATCTAATAACCAGTGGAACAAAATTCACTTATACTTTAGACGGAAATTTTAATAATGTAACTTTTGAAAAATTTGGCGATGGTAATTCATATGACTTATTCAAAATCATTCTAGAAAAATACAAAGTAGAATTTGAGATTTCAGGTTATCACATAACGATTAAAAACAGAATTGGACGAGACAATGATTTTCAATTTAGGTACAAACACAACATTACAGGAACAAATCAAGACTATGATACCAATGCTTTGAGGACTTATGTTAAAGGTTTTGGTAAAGAAAGAGAAGAGAAAGATATTGCAACAGGTGTTAAAGCTACTCTTGTCGTTGATGACTTTGATGGGAAATGGGAAGAACCTACTGGATCAACTAGAAGCGATTGGAACTCATTAGGATATTCGGTTGGATATGGAAAGGAAACGACTTCATTAGGGGATAGTTTTCAATTCAAGTTTACAGGCACAGGTTTAAGCATGGATATGATATGCACTTCCAAGGGTGGAAAAGTTGTATTCACAATTGATAATGACCACACTAAAACGGTTTCTTTATATGAGGGAACAACAGATAAGGTAAAAAACTTTGAAATCATTAGGGGTCTGGAAGATAAAACCCATAATGTAGACGTTAGACTTGCGAGTAGAGATGGAAAGAATCCAAACACAACAGGAAGTACATTACCTGTCTTCGCACAACCTATTGGGAAAGTTATGGGACTTTATCGTAGCAGGGTAGGCGCTGAAAAGTATGTGGTAAGTGTTGATTATTTAAGTCCTAATAGTTCTATACCTCAATACGGAATTAGACATGCTGACCCAATATACGATGACCAATTCACAAGTGAGACAGCTCTACTGAATCACATTAAATCCCAATTACAAGATACCCCTACAATTTCCACACAATTCGATTATCACACTGCGGTAAAAGAGCTTGGTCAAGATATCGGACGAGGGGATGCTGGTTGGCTTATTCATGAGGAATTAGGAATTGATATCTACACAAGGGTTGTAGAAATAACTGATTATCCAACAAGTAAGAAAACTCCAGTCATTACGATTGGAAATGTGCTTCGAAAAGGCACAGAAGAACTAGTATTTAGAAGTAAAATTAAGAAAGGAAGTAAGTAGGCTATGACATTTAATCCTAAAGAATTGGATCAATTACATTTCAACAGAGAATACAGAGATACACAAAATGAAAATTTAAAAGGCATTGCTACTGAATTTGTAGATATACAGAGGGAACGTGAAGTAATGCATAAACGTTTATCTTCTACGTTATTAAAACCAACGGGCGGTGGAAATCCAGAAGTAGTTGCGGCTAGAACCTCAAGAAATGGAACAGAGTATGATACCTTGCATGAACATATGGACGCAATGGAGTTAAACCTTGATAACAATACAAATAACGTAAGCGACCTATTAGCCTATCAAGCTAAAATAAAGAAAGTCATTAATGTTGATGGAGCAGTAGATGTGAATTATTGGGTGAGTGTTCTAACAGGCAGTGATAGTAATTCAGGAACAATATCATCAGCGCCATTTAAGACGATTCAAAAAGCATTAGACTTGATACCGAGAGACGCTGAAAGTGGAACAATTACAATAAAGATAATCGATGGCACATATTCAGAAGATTTAGTTTTAAGAAACAAGAGGGGTACACACATTTTTCTTGTAGGCAATACAGATTCTCCAACTAATGTAAGGGTTAAATCAATCTATGCGGTAAATATCACAGGAGCATATCTTAATATTAGTGGGATAGAAGCTACATCAGGTTCAAAACATGGATTCCATTATGACCGTTGTGATTATGCAAATACTACTAATTGTGAGTCATTACTAGCCAACAAAATAAGTGGAATGTCTGGAATTTATTATTCAGCAAGTAAAGGCGTTGTAGCAGGTTGTAAGGTGCAACTTTGTGAAAATGGAATTATTGCTAATTTCAATTCACAAATAACCGTTGAAGCTAACAATACAGGCGGAGGGAATACTTACGGTATTACGTCTGCACGTTCGATTATCCATAAATACAACAATAACACCATTACAGGGGACACAAAAAACGAATACACCTATGCTGGCGGTTTAATTACAAACGGAGGAATTATTTGATAGGCACTCCTTCATAGGGTGCTTATTTTTTATGTTTTTGAAAGGAGAGAAGAAATGTATAAATTATTTCCAATAACAGTGGATACGGTTAAAAAAGTAGAAAACGACCTGTTCACTATAAATACGAACGACTTAAACACACCAAAAATAATCATAACAGTTTTACAAGATAAAGAACCAGTTACTTTAGCCGAGGGTGTAATTCCACGACTGACTATAAAGAAACCAGATGGAGGATTGCTATTTCTAGATTGTGTAATCACTGATGCATTAGCAGGACAATGTGAAGTTGTTTTAACTACACAAGCTTATACGGTTGTTGGTAATCATACAGCAGAATTGATGGTGTATTTTGCTTCTGATGTAGTATCAGTTACAGGATTATTTACATACTCATCAACCAAAGGATTACTTGATAACGTTGCAGTTGAAAGTACAAATGAATTCCAATCAATTAATGCATTAGTTCACCAAGCTTCTACGAACGTTGATAAAGCTCAATCTTTTGTTGACCAAGCAGAGTTAATTGATTTTGTTGCATTACAAAATGCCGACACTAAAATTGATTCGGTTCAAGCACAAATAGACCAACTAGTTATCGAGGGTGATTCGTCCGTTGAGGCAGCTCAAATGAGGGTGGATGCTTTAGGTAATACTCATGTCACAGCAAAAGCTAGGGTAGACAATGATTACAATACGGTTACTGCACAATTAGACGGCAAAGCTAGTCAAGCATTTTTAGATCAAAAAACACAGGGTAAAGTAAACGTCAAAGAGTTTGGAGCAGTTGGAAACGGTATAGTTGATGACACACTTGCCATCCAAGGAGCTTTGAATTTGGCGAAGTTTTCTAATCTTTATAATGCAATAGAGATTGAAATTCCAGCAGGTAATTATCGAATAACTTCAAAACTATACATCTACAGAAATACAAAACTAAAGTTGCACCAAAAGGCACGTATGATACGTGGTGGGTATGTATCTCTATTAGTAAATGGTGAAGAATCGGTTGACCATTTACTTGACCAAAATGATATTCATTCTGGACATGGGAATATCACAATTGAAGGTGGAATTTGGGATGGAAACATAGCAAATCAACCTTATGCTAATACAGGTTATAACCTATTCGGATTTGCTAGAGGGCGCAACATTGTTATACGTGATGCAGAGTTTAGGGACGTTGTAAGTTGTCACGCTATGGACTTGAACGCTTTGGAAAATGTGTTGATTGATAATTGCCGATTCTTAGGTTACAAAGACGGAACAGTTGTTGGAGATTCTTGGTATCCACGAGATTACGCAGAGGCAATTCAAATCTCTAACATTACATCAGCAGGATGGTCAGGCATAGGGAAATTTGATGGTTCGCCTTGTAAGAATGTTACGGTAAGGAATTGCTATTTTGGTGCAAGTGGAACACCGGGAACACAGGCATGGTGTGTAGGTGTAGGGAATCATGGAGCTGTTCATGATCAGTATGTAAATAATATAAGAGTTGTTGGATGTACATTTGACGGTATGACTAATGCAGGTGTCAGAAGCTTCAAGTTTAAGGACTTGTATGTACTAGATAATATTTTCAAGGCTTGCTCTCGTTCAATCTCATGTTCTAATCCAGATGGAAAAGGCTCTAGTTCAGAAAGATATGATGTTGCAACTAATACGTTCATTCAAACAGGACTTCCTCAAAGCTCTAAGAATATCATCATCAGAGGGAATATTTTTGAAGATTCGAAGATAAGTGATATCTACATAAAAGGTTGGGTAAAGGAGAGTACATTAGCTAAAGTAGAAGGAATCCTCATTGAAGGCAATATATCAAAACGAACAATTGCAGGATACACTACTAATGGCAATATTGACTTGTACTTGTGTGATGGTGTAACTATACGTGGATATAGTTGTAATAATGTTCGCAGAGCTGTCTATGCGGAGCGTATAGCCAATTTAGAGATTGATGGATTAAGAGCAGAAAACGCACAGTTAGAAGGAATCTATATCATAGATTCGGAAGATACGTTCAAGGGTCAGGGACATAGTACTAAAATTAATATTAGAAACTCATTTATAAAGAATTCACCTTACAATGGTATATCAATAACTAATACGGATGTATTTTCCTTCACAAATAACAGATTGGAAAACGTAGGTACATTGGAAGATAATATGCGTCAAGGATTCTATATTGGGACTGGTGCTAAGAATGGGGAGCTAGATAGAAATGTCGTAAAAATGGGAGTGGGAAATCAAGTTAAATACGGTGCAGCACTTCATGCACAAGCTGAAAATGTAAGAGTAGGTTCAAATGATTTTGAAGGAAAAACGATTCCTGCTTATATCCCAGCAGGGACAACAAACTGGATGGGGCATTACACATTCTCACCTGATGGGAAAAGATATAAAGTTACTGTTTCCAATGCAGGTGTACCGACTTATACAGTAGGATAAATAAAATAAGCATGAAATCCAAGTCATCCAATTAGGAAGGCTTTTTTTATTTTGAGAAGTAGGTAAAGTATATGTTTAAAGAATTTGAAATTACAGTTAATATGCAGGACATCCCAAGAAATCCAGTGTTCATAGTGAATACTAATGACTTGTACAGGAAAAAACGATTGGTCTGCAAGTAGTGATTCTTTTGAACATAAATGCAGAAATTGTGGAGAAAAAAACATGTTTCCAGAAAAATATCCATTAGTTAGATATATAATAATAACTGATTAGATATCATAAATGGACAAAAAGTACACCCCCCCTTATTATGTATAAGAATACAAATATTGTTTAATAGGGGGACTTTCGGTGGAATGGCTTATTCAGAATAGAGAATGGGTGTTTAGTGGGATAGGGATAGTTGTTATTTCCGCAGTAGCAAGACTATTTTTCAAGAACAAAAGTAGTGAAAAAATAAGTCAAACTATCCAATCAGGCGATGGTTCCACTAACATTCAAGGTGTAAATAATGTTAGTGTATCGAATGGTGAGAAAAAAGATGAAAAATAAACAAGAAATAACAGCTGGTGATCATTCTAACAACATTCAGGGTTCTGAGGTAACTGTAAATCAGTATGGTTTAACATATTCAGGTGTTAAGGAAGTAGCCATGGATGTATTTAAGTGTAATTTTTATAATTTGGGAGAAAAAGTTGAAAGCTTAGTTAATGAACGGGCCGAGGAAATAATTAATAAATATTTGGATGAATTACAATCAATAGCCCCTAAAACGTTAATTAATACTGAAGATCCTGACTTGCGTTTTGCTATTTACGAAACCCAAAAGAGTCATGCTAGGCGGGGAGAAAAAGATATAGCAGATTTGTTAGTGGATGTATTAATTCAAAGGACAATGAAACAAGATGAATCCTTTGAAAAATTAGTGCTAAATGAAGCATTAACCATCATTCCTAAATTAACAACTAGACAAATAGATATATTATCTTTAGTTTATATGTTTCGTTATTTGAATTTTAATATCCAAATGCCTTTTAAAGATTATTATTCTATACTCAAACCCTTAATTGATAATGTAGATATACCACATAATGAAATGTTTTATCAACACCTACAATATAGTGGTTGCCTATCCATCAGTAGCGGTGTAGCAACCTTTGATGATATTATGATTCATAAATTTTTACCTAATTTAAGCGAGAACGAAGTGAATAAAATCATTCTCACTAATCCTGAACTAGCTACTTTCATGAGTATATGGGATAGCACAAAATTAAGTAATTCTAATTTGACAAGCGTTGGAATTGCTATTGCTATTAGTAATATAAAGAGAAAGATAGGTTATATATGCGAATTAAGTACATGGATTAATGAGTAACCAATTTAAAGAGAAACGAAAATTAGAAAAGGATTATTAAAGATGTGATTACTTACGGTGTAGATGGAGTGATAACTTAGTAAATGCAACTAATTATCGCTAAAAAAATAAGAGCAACAACTTCAAGTCGTCTCAAAAGGGCGGCTTTTTATTATGCAATGAAGGGGGTGATTAGGTTGGAAACAGAAATAGTAGGTATGTTTTTAAAAGAAAGTGGATTCGCAGCTTTATTTGTATGGATGCTGTACTCAACTATGAAAACAAACAAAGAGCGCGAAGCGAATTATCAAGCAGTAATCGAAAAGAACCAAGACGTAATTGAAACACAAGCTCAAGCGTTCTCTACATTGTCTCAAGATGTAAATGAAATTAAGCAAATTATTGTACAAGATAGCAAGAATTAAAACGAAATCGAGGAGGGATTCAAAATGGATAAATTTGTTATTTCGTCAGGTCACGCTAAAATTGTTCGGGGAGCAAGTGGATACATAGATGAAGTTGATGAAGCAAGGAAAGTAGTAAGTAAGGTTGCTGATTATCTAAAAGAACTTGATTGTACAGTAGATACATTTCATGATAATACTTCAAAAACTCAACGGGATAATATCAATAAAATTGTAAAATATCACAACAGTAAAAGTCGGGATTTAGATGTATCTGTACATTTTAATGCTGGTACAAAGGAAATTGGTGGTACTGAGGTTCTTTATTATAGTGACGGTAATAAAGTATTGGCTGAAAAAGTTTCGAAGGCTATTTCAGAAGCACTTGGAATTAAGGATCGTGGTGCTAAGAAGAGAACAGATCTAGGATTTCTAAAAGGGACAGCTAAACCAGCTATTCTTATAGAGGTGTGCTTTGTCGATACTAAAACTAATGCTGATGCATACAAAAAGAACTTTAATAATTGTTGTAAGGCAATAGCTGAAACGTTATCAGGTGAAAAGTTGAAGGAAGCTGTTAAACCAGTTGAAAAGAAAAGTGTTATACATAAGGTCCAAGTAGGTGCTTTCTCCGATGAGAAAAATGCTGCTAATTTAGCTGCAGAGTTAAAGAAAAAAGGATATTCAGTGAATATTGTAAAAGGATAGAATTATAGCCCTTCTTATAATTGGGGAGGGCTTTTTATTCAGACTTAAAGAGAGAATTGAAAATTACGTTACTCATCCTTCAATACTCTCCTACCATCTACCATCAAGTTTCTTTATAGCAATGGAGTTTGTAATTTCATAGCTATATATACTTCAAATAACGTTATAGAATATATTCAATATTACCTTACTTCACCATCTGGAAAGGTTCTATTCATTTGTATATCTGCTGCTTAATTTCCATTCTTCATCCTCTTTTATCATCTCATATCTAAATTTACGATCTTCCGTAGTCCCAGTAGACGTATCAGTCCGTGTCCAATTACCCTCAACTGTAACTCCAGTGTCAGTAGAATGCGAAGAAATATCATGTATCTCGTACATTGATAACATTCTTGGTTCAGAAAACTGTTCAACAGTGTATTTATCCTTCATCGCTTGTTCTAGAATAGTATAAGAAATTTCAGGAAGGCCATAGTTTATATTCTCGATGTAAGCATTAAACATTTCTGTTGCCTCTTTCTCATCTTGTTCTTCTTGAGGGCTACTTACTGCTTTTTCATCTTCAAAAATTTCTTTAAGATCATATTCATATCTATCTAAAGCTGCCTTATCGTATGAATAATTATAGCTAGGAGTCATTTTTGTGCCGACTTCACCAGTGTAAGGATTAATATTCCCGTAAGTAGAGAAGTTATTGGAGAATGAACTGTCAGGATTACTTCTGAAATGGGGTGCTACAAACGTTCCATTTCTAAAATACCCCTTTACAAATACATCAGCACTTGCAGATTTTACATTAGCAAAAGAAACAATAATTAATATGATTGCAAAAGTGAAAAGATAAAACTTTTGCATACCTCACTCTCCTTGTAATCTAATTCTATATATTTTTTGCAACTAGTGAACCTGAAGTTGTCATATTACTAAAATCAATTGTTAAAAAAGTATCCTTCTCTATAAGGTTATTTATTTGCCTTTTGATACTTTTGAATCATCGTACCAAAGCTATTAGCAAAACCCCAATTATCTGGTAATCCATATTCCGATAACAAATTTATAACGTACCATTTTCTATCTTTAGTCCTTTTTAGACTCATAAACGATTCAGTTTCTTTTATCCTATCCAGCATTAAATCCGCAACCTCTTGATATTCTTCTTTTTCAAAAATAGGTTTATCCATTACATTGCCCGGCATTCTATTGTATCCATTTTGGAATGAGTCGTAAGCTCTTATCGCATTATCCTCTAACTCGTTTAGATCTGAAAAAGAAGTGTCGCTTAAAGGAATTAAATGAATATTAAACTCATCACCACAATCATAATCCGTATAAATTTCAGGATTCCCCTTATTCTTAACAAAGTGCGCATAAGCTCTGTCAAATACGTTCTCTGCTTGCCCAACATAGTGTAGACCATTATCACGATTAAATATTATATAAATACCTTTAAAGTTATCAACATTGAGTTTTTCCCGTTTATTTTTCAGTAATAGCAGCTCATGTGGAGAAAATTCTATTGTTTTAATTCTAAATGCATCCAATTCTTTTCTAACAGTTTCTTTATTTGCCTCTCGTTCAGCTTCAGCTTTCTTTTTATAATAATATCTTTTCGATATTTCTAGGGGATCTCGGTCATCCTCATTTAACACTTCCCCTATCCATTTCAGTTCATCTTCTGTAAACACATAATCACCCTTCGAGATTTATTAATCACTTTCTATTGTTTTTCTTTTTCCCTGAATTACCACTAATCAAATCTTTAACTAATATGGTCAAAGGCTCTCCTATCGCTTCCTTAAAATTAAATCCTAACGCTTGCAGTATGTTAAATGTTTCTTTAGACAATAAAGGTTGCAGTAAATTTATAAGTTCCATTGTACTCATCTGACCTTCATTTGGAGTAGAGTCTGTATTGGCACTATTTAAAAAAGTTTCTAAGATAGGTAGTAATTCTTTAGAAATATAATCAATATCTTCACTTGAAATTTTCTTTGTTATCAATTCATCTTCTAAAGCATTCGAAATTCTAATCAATTCACTTTTTTCATTAATCAATTCATTGATAATTTGTTCTAATTCTTGAATGGTTTTATCTTTATCTCTATTTGCTTTTGCTGCTCCAACTTTCTGAAAGACAACACTTGCCGTGTTGGCGTTTACCAATGTTTTTAGTGTACCTGTTATAGCTGCTAATTCTATCAATTAAATCTCCCCTTTATAAAATTATATTTGTACAAATTCGCTTGCAACTTTTCCTAAAGCTATTGCCAACATACTCCTTAACTTTTCATTTAAACTAATTTCCTCCTCATGGTGTAGGTATAATAACCTACTATCTTTAAAAAGTTTAACAGTTACGGATTGTTTTGTGTAAAAATTTTATTTTTTCAGCTTCAACGATCCACCATTAGTTTGAATTACATTTTTAACAGGTTTAGGTTTGATTTGTAGCGTTGATTGACCAGACCTACTTTCAATGAAGTCAGAAATGGAAGGGGATTGATATATCTCAAGCTTAGTACTTTTAACTGCATATCGAGTAGGAGTAATAATTAGGATAGATGGGAATACCTTTTTATCTGGTTTTTGCCAAGGTTCATCGTTCCAATCACCTGTATCATAATAAGCTTCATAAAGGTCAATTTTCTTTTGCATGACTTCTTTTGTATAAACATTGCGTTGAACCTCGATAAAAATAGGGTTAAACCAAATAGCAAAGATGTCCGGTTCTATTGTTCCTTTGTCTCCATATTTAGGCTCAATCATAAGGTTTTTGGTTTCCCTATGCGCTTTCATTTCAATAACAGTATCTACAAGTTCAAGGAAGTGGGGGATTTTAGTTGAGTCTGGTTTAATGTTGCAGTCAGAGTTGAAATAAACGTATGGAGAGTGAAGCGTGCTGCATTTGATAAAGTTATCCCTTGTTAAACGCTTTAAAACGCTATTACAAGAGTTTATAGGATTCTTAAGATGCTTAAAGTGTAATTCAACTATCTGGTTTCTTGACATCATTCTAAATTGTCTCAAGTCATTAATAATGGCTTTATCCCTTTGGTTCACTATCGAACACCTCATCTAATGAAAATTCATTTACCTTTCGATCTGCGACATCTTCAAGCTCTGGTTTTTCTTGTGTCACTTTTAATGGATCAAGTAACCCTTTAGCTTTTTTCTTATCCATATAAGGTACTTGAATTACTCTTTCTTTACCTTGAGTTGAAAGTATCATCCTACCCGCAGTATCTAAGTCAACTGATTGCTTCAATCCACTTATTTTTGCATTTGTTTCATCTGACTGTTTACCTGATATTCTAAAGGTGAGGTTATTCTTTAATTGTCCACCTAATGATTTCGCATCACCACGTTGCATTGACAACATCAGATAAACACCATTAGAACGACCTATACAGGATATACTTTCAATTATCTTCATTATTTTTGGTTTATCTTTAAGTAATATAACTTCATCAATACAAACCACAATTGTAGGTAGCTTCACTTCTAATTCATAAATACTTTCAACGTCCATCGCATCAAGTAATTTACCTCTTCGAACCATTTCTTTTTCAATTATTTGAAGAGGAGGGAGGAGTGACTTAGCATCCATATAAACACCCATTACATGAGGAAGTCGTTTGTATATGCCGAATTCTGAAAACTTTAAATCACCAAGTAAGAACTGTATTTCATCTGGTGACTTATGCAGAATCAATGAGGTCAATATTCCCCTAATTAATGAGCTCTTACCACTTCCAGTAGTTCCTGTGAGCAACATATGATGTTCTTCTGCCATATCCTTTACATTCATCTTACCTGACCTATCTACACCGCACATAATAGGGATTATTTTACCCTTACAATGAGGCTGAATCTTTTTAAAATCAAAATCAATATGAGTTTCCATATCCTTCGAATAGCACCACAAGATAAACTTCTTCACCTTACCATCTATCTCAATGTTATTTCCAAAGCACTGTTTGAATACCCATTCTTGTTTCAAAACTAAATCAGGATTAGCACCATCAGGTAAAGTGAATGTAAATCGGACAGCTTCATTTTCTTCATCAATATGGACATCATGAATCTTGGGATAGCGTGTATACGTTTTTGATTGCGTTGTAGTTTGCTTATGGATTCCACCAAGCTTAAAAGCTCTCATTAAAGAACCACGCAGCTTCATTTTTGCTCTCCACATTTTCATCATAGGAACGCACCACTAACCGCAATCATTAATTTCCATATAAATCCGAATGCAACACAAGGTATAGCAATATTAAATCCTGTGTGAAGAGCTTCAGCTACATCATAATTTCCCTGTTGTTCAAAAAACTTTTCCAAGAGGGCAACAGATACGAGTCCAATACCCATAAGGCAAATTGTAGGATCTAATAAAACAAATGGACTGACTGAATATAGGTTAATATTCGGACTGGCTTTCCTTTTTACCTTCTTTTTATCCATAAAACTTCCGTCCATAAATGAATGTAACTCAATAGTATGCTTTCTTCTCATACGATTTATTCCCCCTTTTTAGTATTCGGACAATTCGGAATAAAATAAATCCCCCTCGCGCTCCCCCTTCTCACTCACTTTGTTCCCTCCTAACAAATCTCGGCGTCTCAGTCATACCAATGGATTAAACTTGTATTACATTGGTAATGATAATAAGTAAAAAATTAAGTAATTAATCAGTTGATGATTAGTTGTTTTCTTTCAGATAATCAGTAGGTGTTTCAACAAAGGAAAATTATCTACTTGGTAAATGATATGTAGAAAGTTCGTATCTAGTGCTTGTACCTACGAGAAAGGGGAAATTTATTTACAATGGTAGAATATGTCGTGTTTTTTGGACTTGTCATATCAGGGTTTGTCTTTCTAGGCTTGGACATAAGAAGAAGCAAAGGATTGACGGTAGATCAGTACATTCCCCCATACTTTGTGGAATTGGACAAATGTCAAAGTCCTATTGAGAAGAGGGTATTGAAAGCATTATGGATGAGGGATTATAAACCAACAACACAGTATCCAATAAGAAGATATAGAATTGATGTAGCACTTCCAGAGTATCGTCTAGCCATTGAATGTGATGGTAAAGCTTTTCATTCAAGTAAGAAAGCTAAAGCACACGACAGGAAGCGAGATGCATACTTAAGATCAATTGGATGGAAAACGCTGCGGTTCAGCGGAAGTACAATCAATAGAGATATGAGCAGGGTGATTACTCGAATTGAATCTGAAATAAAAAAGAAATGCTCAAGTGGATGCCCTTCGGAGGATTAATATGACAAAAAGTAAAGTAGAAACAATTGAATACGTCAACAAAAACGGTGAGTTAGTTAAAGCAAAGATAAGTGATTATGATGAAATTGCATATTATAAAGACTTTAATGAAAAGGGTAAAATAGTTACTCGAAAGATTATTGATACTGAAGAATTCACATATATCGAAGGAATTGGAATAGCAACGGAAGAAGATAGCTTGGATATGGAGAAGTTAATTAAAACACTGTTACAGGAAAAATACCTACGTTATCTTTAGAAGGAAAATTTTCCCCTTCATTTTTTTTGATTAAATTAAGAACAAATGTTCTATAATGTATTTATAGAATGAAATGGAGATGTTCTTATGTCAATAAAAGATCGTGGAAAGCTTAAATGGCAACCAGCTTTGATGCTGCCAGAGCATGTTAAATTACTTAATGAAGCAAATAAGGATTATTACCGTCAAGTAAAGCCAATATTAGATGAGTACCAGTTAGAGGAGTTTGAAAACAAGATACATACCGCAATGGAGTTTGCTTCACTTGTAAAGTTTACAGTTTGGGAAGATGGATTTGATTGGGAGTATACAGGGATGATACACAGGCTAGATCCATTCACCAAGGCGATATATTTGGAGCTGGAAAATGAGAAGGGACATATTATTAAGGTGAAGTTTGAAGATCTTGTAGCGGTAGAAGTAATGGAGTGAAAAAATGACTAAAGCAAAACCAAAAAGAAAACTGTGGATTAAGAGTAGAACATACCTAAATGAATTTACAGTAGATGAATACTTGAAAAAAGAAGTGAAGTTAATCTTAGCTAAATATACAAAATGAATAGAAATCACCAGTCTATACGATTGGTGATTTTTTATTTTCTATAATTTTACTCGTTACTATTTTCATAGATAATTTAGTGAAATGTGAATATAAGATATTTTGTTTGGAGATTATTATGTAGGACAGGAGAGTGATATTGATTGGATAAAAAGTCAAAGAAAATTAATCTTAATGATGTCGATATGACCGATGTAGAAGTTATTTCAGCGGATAATATCGATATTAATGAATATTTTAGAAGGAAGCTTTTCGAGTGTATAGCCAAAGAAGAAAGTAGGCTGTTTTTGTATAAGGAAAAGAATAAATAGTTTAATTGAAAGGACTATTCTAATGTGAAAAAGAGTAACCAAGAAAAGAACTGCGAGGAAATGGCTATTTTGTAAATGAACCTAACTACGAATTAATGGCTAAGGCGTTTACGGAACTATACTTTAGTTTTACTAAAGGTGGATCTGGAGATGTAGAATTCTACAAATTAGGCACGATAGCTTTATTTTCTGCATTGGCAAATGATGAAGAAGGGAAACAAAAGGAATTAGATAAAATGAGAGCTCACGTTAAAAGACTTAAGAATGAAAAAAAGAAATAGATAAAGTCTTGTCGTGGTCATCTAGTTTACCCTCTGCATGCAGAGTACCGATAAAAAGGGAAGCAAACAAAACATAGCCCCCAAATACACCATCCATGTAGTATTTGGGGGCTACTTGACGTTTACCTTTATAGCGAATTTACTTAAAATAAGGAACCTTTTTCAAAGCCACACAAACTGGAACGGCAACGATAATTCCTAATATATTTTGAACGAGATCTCCAGGTATCGAAGCTAAAGGTGCAATCCAATTACCGTATAGAATCCCTTCACCAATATAATAAACAGCTATCATAAATGGAATGGAAACGATTGTTGCTATTACATTGAAAGCGATGCTAGCACCGTTGCGACCCTTTGACCAAGCGATTTTACCAACTATATATCCTTGCAAACCACGCGCCACAATGGTGATAGGTGCCCACAATGTCCACCCTCCAACTATATCAAATAACCCCATTCCTATCGCACCAGCAAGAGCTGCTTTTTTAGGACCAAATAAAATAGATGCAATAAAAAGCATAGCTGTTCCTAGATGAACTAACCCTCCATTTGCGGCAATTGGCAGTTTAATATTCAAAAAGAAAGTAGATAGGAACACAAGTGCAATCAACATTGCGGTAATAATTAAATCCATAGTTTTTTGACTTGACCTTGAATAACTTTGTGTATTTTGCATATCTGTAAACCTTCCTAACTAGAATTTTCCTATGATTTTAGCAAAAGACTGGTGTCTATAAAAGTGTCAATTTATTAAAAAACTATGAGGTCAGTTGATAAAAAATACAGATATTATACGTATTGAAATGAGAGAGGAGATGACTGTTTTTAGCTGATTTATGATAAGATAAATAAAGTTTAAAGTGGATAGGCCATATGGAGGTTATTATGAAAAAAGTTGCTGTACTACAGGATTTATCATCTTTTGGAAAATGTTCATTAACAGCTGCAATTCCGGTTCTTTCGGTCATGGGCGTGCAGGCATGCCCTTTACCAACGGCCATATTGACTGCGCAAACCGGATATCCAAGTTTTTTTTGTGAAGATTTTACATCCAAAATGAAATACTTCATAGAAGAATGGAGCAAGCTTAATGTAACCTTTGATGGAATCTATACCGGCTTCGTTACTGGTGAAGAGCAAATTAATAATATTTTCCATTTTTTAGATAAATTTTATACAAAAGAAACCATTTTACTTGTTGATCCAGTAATGGGGGATATAGGAGAAGTCTATAAACTTTTTACCGATGAATTACTGGTACTTATGAGAGAACTGGTGAAGCGTGCAGATGTCATTACACCAAATGTTACAGAGTGCTGTTTATTAACCGGATTGTCTTATGAAAAGCTGCATAGCTATTCAAACGAAGAGGACTATATTAAAGCGATAGAAGAAGCAGGGAATATGTTGCAGCAAGAAACGGGAGCTCAGGTTATCATCACTGGAATGAATCCACCGTCAGCAGATTCAGAGAAGCAGTTTATCGGAAATATGTATTTGGACGGAAGTAGAACCTTTTATAGTGCGACGCAGTATAACGGTGAAAGCTATTCAGGTACTGGTGATTTATTTGCATCTGTGATTATGGGAAGCATGATGCGTGGAGAGAACCTAGAAAAATCCGTACAGCTCGCAGTGGCATTCCTGACAGAAGCTATCAATGATTCCTCCTTGGAGCAAATTCCTAAAGTAGAAGGAGTTAACTTCGAAAAATATTTACGAATGTTATTATGAATGCTTTAAAAAATGGAAAAAATAGAGTAACAAAAGCTCGGCTTTTTGACTAACCGAGCTTTTTGTATAAATCAAATAGTACTTATATTTTGCCGAATATTGTAAAAAATCACTTAAATAATAAGGAAACTTTCTATTTACCTCACAACAGCCAGTATTTATGTTCGTTAAAGTTTGAAAATATTTAACTTCCATAGATCTTTACAAAGATTAAGAAAAATTACTTGAAGAAAAAACAATATTATCTACAATCGAGAAATTAGAAGCTCTATTTCCTGATAAGGATAGATCAGAAATTATAAAGAAAATGCGTCAATTAGGTTGCTTAGAATTAAAAAACGCAAAAATTCCATGGAGTGCAAAAACAAATAAAGAAGATAGACCGCCTTGTAAAATTACTTATGCTAATGAGCCTAATATGGAATTAATGGCTAAAGCATTCACTCACCTATATTATGAACTATTAAAAAAGGGTAAACTTAACGATAAACCTTGGCTTGAAGAGGAATGAAAAAAGCTAAGGAATATACCTCAGCTCAGTTAAGGGGAATTAATAAAGAAAGAAAAGCTAGTGTTAATAATTATCATTTACAATGAAATACCTATTTATACAAAAACCACCAGTCATTTAAGATTGGTGGTTTTCTTCTGTTTGACCTAATTCAACTTCAAATAAGTCTTCTATGGAAATACCTAATGCTCTAGATATTAAAACCGTATGAGTATCCTTGTGACTAACTAATTGATCAAACCTTGAAAGATTTCCTTGTGGGATTCCAGTCATTTCACTCAGTTTCACCTGTGTCATGTTTCTTTCCTTTAATATTTTGCCTAGTCTTGGAGTCACCTTCAATGTACCTTCCATTTTAAATCACTCTCCTTGCTTCTAATTATACTATATACTATATCGTCCATACTATAAAAAAAATTTTGAAAAATCGGAAATAACTATTGATTATAATATATACTATATAGTATATTAAACAAGAAGAACAAACCAAATAAACCAAAAACAGGGAGAGATTATTATGACAAACATTCAAACAGTAGTTGGTAAAGAAATGGTAAGAGAAACTTTCGGAGTATTCACAAACTTGGGCATTGAACTTAACTTTAACCAAAATTCGGACAACCAAAAACAAGCACTGATTGAAGCATTATATAAACTTGAAGGAATCTCTACTATTGAAATGAAACTTACATTAAACGATGGAACAGTCATTGAGCCTAACATAAACAATTGGAATCACAAATGCGAAGATATCTCAGTTTTCGATGAAGCAGATGACTACATGGATTACAGTTCAATTTTTAATAAAAACTTGCGATCTCGTAACATTTAAAAGTAGGAGAAAAGATGAAAAGTTATGACTCCATTCTAAATGAGTGGGGTTTTTATAATTTACAGAGAAAAAAGAACAGTATTCTTCCACATATACATCTAATTACACCTTGGAGGCTGGAAGAAGAAGGTAAGGGATAAATTCGTATACTTCTATGGAGTTCTTGTGAAGAAATTCGAAGTGAATTATTTTGAGAGATAACTGATTTGGGGTTTAGCTTGGCTGAGTAGGATTTAATCAGTTCTGAGGAAAAGTAAAAAAGGCAGTCACTTTGACCACCTAAATAAGTAATTCTATTTTTTCCATACTGCATTCAATGGACTATGTTCAGCATGTAAATCTGCAACGTCATCGTGATTGAGGGTCACATAGCGTTTTGTTTGTTCGATGTTCATGTGACCTAAAATCGCCTGTAAACTGAATAAATCGCCGCCATTTTTTAAATAGAGTTTTGCACATGTATGTCTAAAAGTATGGGGGCTACAACGAATTCCTTCAATCTTAGCTCGCTTCCCATACTTTTCAATTAATTGATATAAACCACGGTTTGTGAGTTGATTACCAGAGATATTAATAAACAGTTGTGAATATTTACTTTCACCACGGACAGTAAGCCATCTTCGGATAGCATTTTTAGTCCTATCAGTAATTGGTACTTTTCTCATATGATAAGTTTTTGTATGGCGTACCATAATATAATTTTGTTCAAACACCACATCAAAGACGTTTAAATTTAATATTTCATTTTGACGCAGACCACATTCAAGTAACACAAGGCAAATAGCCGTATCTCGAACGCCTATCCAAGTATTATTTTCTATTTCATTAAAAAAGCGCCGTAATTGTTCAACTGAAAATGCTTCTATAGCGGCACGTCGGAATTTCAGACGCTTTACGCCATCACCAGCATTGATTGGTACTTTTTTATTGTCATAAAGCCATTTGAGTACTGTTTTGAATGCTCTTAAACGAATGTTAATACTAGAAGGAGACAACTCTTTTTTGTTTTTCATGTAGAGTATTAAATCGGTGATGTGTTCACTAGTTAATTGATCTGGTGAGATATCTAGTTCTTGTTCTTCCCAGTAACGAAATATCATGCGAGTTTCTTTAACGTAATAGAAAGAAGTTGCTTCACGTAAACCTCTTATCTCGCAATCCTTTAAGAACATTTCCATAGCACTTGTCCAATCAGTAACGTAATTTACCTTTTTATCAACTGTATTAAGCTTTTGTTGTTCATCCTTAGTTAAAAAACGAGTCCTTTTCAT